GCACAATCCATACAAGGTATTCCTGAAGTTAAATAAATTGTGGAATCTTTAAGTGATACCCCTATTCGTGCCGCATTATATATTCCATTACGCTCTGCGTGTTCAAACCAAAAATACTTCTCGGGCCTTTCTTGACGTTCATCTTTATTGTCGTCTAAACCTCTTGGAAATGAATTATAACCCGTAGATAAAATTTCATTATCTTTTCCAACAATAACCGCACCTATTTGTGTCGATTTATCTTTAGACTTTAACTTTACCTGTTCGGCAATATTCAAAAAATATTCTTCCCAACTCATTTTAATTTTTCTTTAGAACAAAAATACACTCTATCATCAGAGTAATAATTTAACCGATACGATAATCCTTTAATTATTAATTTACTCATTTCACTTAAACTAATAGAGTCTCTAATATCAATTCCTGTGATATATCCATCTTTTGACTTTTCATAGGTTATCGATTTTGTTTTTTGTGATTCCATATTACAAATATACAAAAGAATGGTGCAATAAAAAAGGGGGACATAATCCCCCTTTTTTTTAATAAGATAATTTAGATTATCTTAAGGTGTCAAGACTGAAAGTCTGTAAACCATTTACGTTAATCACACCGAAGTAACGGTTGTTCACCATTTTCTTCGCGTATCTTGTCATGATACCTTTGATTGGTGTGAAGTTAAATGGATTGTACATTGTAGGTGTTAATTGTAGTGGAACGTATGGTGCGTAGATGTAACCAGCGTCCAACAATGATTTACCTTTGTGACCGATGATGATTTTACCAGCTGGTAAATAAGGGTCACGATAAACTTGATAACGACCTGCTAATGAACCAATCTTCTCAATACCCATGTTATATTGGTCTTGCTCAGGGTTAGCGTTTGAAACGTGGAAGTACTCCAAGTCATCAAATACTGCGGATACCTCAGAAGATACAACAATCCAGTTAGCCCCACCTCTCAAGGTAGTTTTATGGATTTGAGCCGAGATTTGGTTAATTTTGGTAACCAATGTTTGGTTCCAATCTTTTTGGGTGTAACCAGCGTATGATGAACCATTGTTACCATATTTCCACTCGTTGTAATCCCATTTAGCTGTCCAAGCAGCACCTTTACGAAGGTCACGAAGAATTTCACGGTCGATTTCAGCTGCGATTTGTTCAGACAATAAAGCTGTTAATTCAGCTTCAGCGTCGATGTTATGGAACGCACTTACGTCTTGCGCCAATTCAGGAGACCAGCTAGCTCTTAACTTTCTTTCAGTTACAGAAACTGTTACTGATTCCAAGTCAAAAGATACTTCACCGATTTCTTCTTCGAATTCAAGTGAACTGTATTCTCTCCAAGAAACTGTAATATTAGCCAATGCTAAGTCATTACTTGAGAAATTTGCTGCGGTATAACCAGAGGTTGTACTGTAGGTTTCTACGTCAACATTTAAGTAAATAACACCTTCGGCGTCACATACATTAAAGTAGTTACCTGTTCTACCAGCAGCCTTTGAACCATATTCTACGATACCTTTACCATATTTCTGTGTTACCACGTTGAAATTTTTAGTACCGTTGTTTGCGGTTGTGTTACCGGCGATGGTCACACCCAATGATGCTAAAAATTCTTCAGTGTCCATTGGATGACCGTTAGGTCCTGCAAGTTTACTACCACCTTCGAAAGTTGTGAAACCTGAAACAGCGATGATAAAACTTGATACACTAGCACCCGATAAAGCGGCTGCAGATGTTGATGCGACACCACTTGCGAATGTTACAAAAGCATGTGGAGTTGCACTAATAGTACTAAACGCACCTTTTGAGTAATCGAACAAACCTTGGTCGTTAGCGTCACTACCCTCATAAAAACGGTCATACAAGTTGTTACCAGTGTAACCAGTGTTAGGGTCAGTTAAGTTACTTGGGAAACCGTAAGGTTGATAGTGTCCGTTACCCGCAGTTCTTTCTTGAATTTTAGGTACAAAATAGAACAATTTACCGATTGGTAAGTTCATCGCTTGTACAGATACGATATCGTTCGCTAATAATTTAGAGAATACACGTCTGATGATTGGAAATACAACAGTTTCAAATGAACCTGAAGCATCAGCAACAGCTGCTTCGTTTATCAAATATGACGCTTGGTTTTCATACAATTGCGCGATATTATCTTTTTGATGACCACCAAGACCTTCAAGAAATCCTAGTTCATCCCATTTTTTAATGGTATCTTCTTTGATAACACGGAGGTGTTTTAATCCAATGTTACCAACCATACCTGATTCTAATAATGCTCCCATTTTTTTAGATTTTTATTTTTTTTTAAGTTTATTTTTTTATTTTATTTTTGACATTAAATCTTTCATTCTTTTAAATTGTGGATTCTCATAAGCCTTAGACTCAGATAACACATTTGTAGAAGAAGATGTTGGTGTCTGATTTATTTTTTCAACCACCGATTCAGTTACAGGTTTTTTAGTATTTAATTCGGTTTTTATTGAACTATATAAGTTCTTAGATTCTTTCAAGGTTGAAATTGAGTCGAATCTTTTTAAGATATTTAATTTTTCTTGTTTTGTAGTTGAATGCTCGGTAAATAAACGAGTTGCGTAAGCCAAATTAGCGTTAAAGACAGCAACTTCATTTAACTTTTCTTTGAATAAGACTAATGCCTTTTTATATTCATCATTTTGTTTTTTGAGTTTGCTAACTTCTTCGTTAATTTCTTCTCTTTTGTTACCTGCTTTATACACGTTTTTAGATTTTAAACCCCCATGGTAACCAAAACCCATTGTACGAGCAGATTCATCAACGTCTCCTTCAACTGGTTCTACATCTCCCTCTGTTGTGTCAACTTCGTCAACATCATCAAGTTCAATTTCATAAACAGTTTCGTCAGACATCATGTCTTCTTCATCCATTGACATTTCGTCGGACATCATGTCCTCTTCATCCATTGGCATTTCATCAGACATCATTTCGTCTTCATCAACCGGCATTTCGTCAGACATCATGTCTTCTTCATCTAATTGGATGATATATTCATCATCGCCATCAGATAATTCAATATGATTATCGTCTTTTTTAACGATTACACCATCATTTGGTCCCATTGCTTTGAAGACTTTTAAAATTTCATCCTCATCTGCATTGGTCATGTCTAACACATCTTCATCATCAGAATCCATGTCATCCATAGATGGACCCATGTCGTCATCAGAATCCATGTCATCCATAGATGGACCCATGTCGTCATCAGAATCTAATGAATCAATATCTTTTGATGGTTCATCACCTTCATTATCTGGATTTTCGTCATCACCAGTAACAACTGGTACATCGTCTGTGTCCTCTTCAGAATCAGGTTGTTCTTCAACCTCTTTCTCTTCTTCTAATGATTCTTTTAGCAAATCGTTTAGTTCCTGTTTCATTGTAGAAGCCAGTATACCTTTTGCATTCGCTTTTACCGCTTCTTCAAGTGTTTGAACCTGAAGTAATGCTTGTTCTAAAATTGATTTGTCGCTCATTTTTATGAATATATTTTTATAATAAATATATTGTTTTTATAAAAAAAACATTATTTATATTATTAAAAACGTAAAAAAATTATTTTGATAAAAAATTATCTAATTTTGACATAAGATTTTTCATTTTATCAAAATCTTTTGGTTTTTCATTTAGTGATTCTTGATATTGTTCTCTATCATTTATATCTGAAAAAATGTAAGCGCCTGGTGTACTCGGAGATGATACTAAATCAAAACATACTAATTCAAAATCATCTTGAACAATATTTTGTCCTTTAACATTTTTTAATGAACCAACACCTCTAGATGAAATACCAAGAGTTGCTCCATTCATAATTAACATTGCCGCTTGGTCCCCTTTAGTACTAACTATACCCATTTTTTTCCAAGCTGGTGATGTAAAAAGTTTTATCTTACCCATTAAGATTTTACCATCCCACCATGTTTCCAAAATAGAATGGGAAACTCTATCTAAATCAATAAGTGAAGACGAAGGATGGTTCAATTCGTTTAAAGCACCACCTTTTTTTATTAAGGTTTGGTATTTTTCGTTTTCCCTTTTTAATAAAAGTTCAGGATATATTCTACCATTTTTGTTTGGGGTATCATATTTCTGTAAAACAGCGTATAAAATAACATCTTGAGAGAAATCCATATCTCTCATTTCAGAAATTATTTTTTTATTGTCTTCGTATGAAACATAACCGGCATCGTATTCCAAAAGAATACCTCTACCGGTATCGTTAGGTCCTAATATTTTCATTAATCTTTTTACAATAAATACTTCATAAAAAGATTAATTCTTTTTATCGAAGAAATTGTAAAAAGTTTTATCAATGAGTATTGTATCAATAATGTTTTTTGAAAAATTAGAAACAAATGTTTTTACCTCTTTAGACCTTACATCGAAAGGTTTATTAACGTATAATGTTATTTCTAAGTCCATAAAAGACCTTTTATTTAATTTAACTCCATTTGTTTTTATATCCAAATCAACAATACATTGATTCTTAAAAAAATCAGAATTAAGAAAATAAACATTATCTTTTATTTTTTTTCTTGTTTTAAATATTAGTTTATTAAAGTCTTGTTCGTTTGATGTTGGTTCTATCCAAGAATTTAATTGTACGTAAATTGTTTTTAAATTTTTATAATCTACAGTTCCATAACCTATTTTTACACTATCGTGTGAACCAATTGATATAAACTTTCCTTTTTTCATTATTATTTATCATATATAATATATTTTATGGTGTATACAAAATATATGAAATAATGTTAATAATTTAAAATTTTTTTCGTATATTTTAAAAAAAAACTTATGATAAAAATTAACGTAAACAAAGAAAAGGGATTAGAATCCGCCCTAAAAAAATATAAATATAGGGTACAAAAAACAAGACAAAATGAACAATTAAGAGATAGGGAAGAGTTTGTAAAACCTTCGGTCGAAAAAAGAGACCAAATGCTTAAAGCAATTTATAGACAAAAAATGAAGAGTCAAGAAGAAAAGTCAAACTAAATTGTTCTTTAATTCAAGCAATTTGTAGTAATCAAATTTTGTGGTATCGGTATTGTTTATTTCTGATACCACAATTTTTAATTTTTCTTTTAATGTGTCTTCATTTGATTCTTTAATCAAAGAATCAATTTTACCTAATAATTCTTTTTTGAGTTTTTTTGTTTCATTTTCTATTTCATTGGTGGACATTGAAACAATTTCATTAAATGTTGTTTTCTGCTCTTCGTTTAAAAAATCAGAATATTTTATATTAAAATTATTCACCAAAACAGCATTTAATAGTGAATGATTTTCTATTTGAACAGAAGGCACTTCCTCGTTATTTTTTTTCTTTTCTGAAATTAAATGAGATATTAAATTTTCTCTGGCATCAATTTTAGACGATATGTTATGTATATTAGATTCTTCAGATAATACATCTAAATCACTGTAAATTGAATTGTTTTCTATAACAACATCTTTAAGTGATTTTTCAAACTCTTTCATATCCTTTTTCAAAGATTTCATTTTATCGATTAAAATGGGTTCAATAGATTCCACATATAATTTAGCTTTATCTTTAGTTGTGATATTAAGATTTTCTACATTTTCATAAAACATATACATTTCCACTAAAGATTTATTTGATTTTAGTTTTTTTACTAAATCTTTTATTTCTACTTTATTTTTTGATGCATATGATTCAGTTAACTTTGTTAACATTTTTAATTTAAATTCTCCAAAATTTTTCATTTGATTATTGGTTTAATATGTCTTTTAATTTATTTTCTATTTCATAAATATTCTGTTGGGCCTTATTAATATCAAATAAATCTTCTAAATTTTCAGATTCCCCTAAAATATTAAATAATCTATTTTTTTTATCTTCACTTAAAGGTTGTTCACCTCCACCTGTTGGTGGTGGACTTGGTGGGGGTGCCGCTCCCATATCCATACCTCCAACTTCACCCCCCTCTGGTGATTCACCCCCCTCTTGTCTTTCAGATTCAGGGACACCATATTTCGAATCAACTTCATCAAATACCCCTGAACGTTTAATTACGTTTTGTGTGTTTGTTAATTCAAAACCAATTGCTCTTTCAATTCTTTGTTGTTGTAAGTCTAACATAACTTCACTATCACTCATTCCAAGAATATTTTTCTTCGCCCATGTATGTGACACTGGTAAAATACCAATTTGAGATTGGTCTGATGTTGCGTCTTTATATAGTAATATTTTTTCTTTCCATTGTTCTATTCTTAATAAATCAGATTGTGCTGATGGATTTGTAAGTGACAATGAAAAATTATTTAATTCATCTTCTAATCCAACAAGATATAAATGAACTAAAGCAATTTTATTTAATTCATGTATTAAAGATTTTTGAATTCTATTAATAGTTCTTGCAAACCTAATATCCATTAACGCTAATGTTTTACCATCACCAACAACTTCTTCAAAACCTAAAAACGCCTTTGGAATTCTTAACGCTGCTAACATTTTTTTCTGAATATATTCAATATCCGCAATTTCACCTAAATTCTGTGCACCTGGTAACGTCTCAATTGGATTGGTTTGTGCGGCATCGCGAACAGGAATAAAATAGTCTTGGTCTACCGCCATTTGATTATATCTCATATCAACTTGACCATTTCTTGAGTCCACTACTTGGTCTCGTTTAAATTTATTAGCAACTCTTTGTACATATGGTTCAATGTCTTTATCATCCATATTACCAACAAAAACTTTAAATACTCTTCTTTCAGGTGCTCTAGTTGTTCTATAAATTAACATCGCATCTTCAGCCAATAATAATTGTTTCCATATTCTTCTAATTTTATCCAACATACTGGTACCATATGGAAGTTTTCTATCATCACCTAAAAGTCTAAAATGGGCAATCTCCCAAGATTGAAATTCCATTTCTTTATTTTTCCATTGAAATCTAAGTTCTCTGGTTGGCATTTGCATTGTATCCATTTGATTAGGGGTCTTACTTTCTTTACCCTCTAATCTCTCTATTTCAATATTTGGTAATTGTTGACATCCAATTATACCATGTTCTGGATGAACTTTTATGTAAACAAAATTATCCCCATATTTACACATACCTCTAGCCCACATTTGTAAATTGGTATTTAAATCTAATTTGTTGACAAATAAATCTTGTAAAACCGATTTAACTCTTTCAGATTCTGAAAAAATTGTTAATAAATCTCCTTTTTCAGATAATGTTGTCGATTCTTCAGCATAGATATCTAAAGCCGCGGAAATTTCCGGTGTGAATTCCATTGACTCAACATCATAATACATTGACAATCTGTTTGGTTCATAATAAACGGATTGATTATAGAGTGATTGGTCAAGTTTAGAAAACTTATCAGCAATGTATTGACTTTGTTGAGCCTGCAACATTGCTTTTTCATATTCTTCCCTACTACTTGTTTTTAAAATTTGTTCTTTATCAAAATTAAAAGAAGGTGACTGTTCGGGTGTCACCTTACCTGGAAATCCAAATACTTTTGTTAATCTTTGAAATACTGTTAAATTATCAGCCATATATATAAATAGTTAAAAATAATATAAACAAAAATTATTTGATAATGTACGATTAACGCTTTTTACCAAATAACAAAGAATATTGTTTATAGTGCTCCTTTG